CAACTTCGGCGCCTTTGCATACGAGAACCAGGTAACCAATGTTGCGCAAGTAGGCTATCCAGTCCGTCTGTTCTGGGCTAATTACTCCGCCCTTCTTGCGCTTCATCTCAATCCAGACGTTCCATTCAGGGATGAACAGATCCGGTACACCTGCTGACACGCCTTCAGCCTTTAACCTGGCAGCGGTTGAAATGCTTCTGGCTCCTCCGTTCGGGATTGCAATGATCCGCACCCCTTTGCAATGCTGGCGGAACCACTTCACGAACTCTCGTTGTTCTTCGTGTTCTGTTGGGATGTCATTCTTCTCCATTGATTGCTTTCTGTATGAGTTCCATTTTCATCTGCAAATCAACAAGTTGGTACAGAGCAGACCGATATCCCTCCCATGCTTGCTCTGCACGTTTACGCTCTACTTCCAACAGCCTAGATATTCTTTCAAATTTCAGTTTTTCTTGCTTGTTCAAAATGGAACCTCCTCTATCCACTCAGGACAAGAATTTAAACAATTGGTAAATTCATCAGGCGGTTTCACATCAAACAGCGCACACCACCCAGCTTCGTTGTAGTTGTCGCAAGTGTGGCAACACCTCGGCACGGGTTCTTTCTTTCTTGCTCTGAACAGTACGACAACTTCAGGTTCTGGCGGTCTGCTCATTTCCATTCTCTCCGTATCACTCGGTAAAATTTGCCATCCTTTTTGTACTCCACCAGTGACGGGGGATGTGAACCCTTCATTGATGCAACTGCTTCATCCAAGCCTTGCGCACTTGTATGAACTCCTGCGCTTCTGGCGATAGTGATGAAGTTTTGCGCAGCTTTCTGGCCCGCATAGCCATCATGCATGACTGGCAAGTACTCGGTCACAGGGACATCACTCAGCCCCCCGTAATAAGTCACAGCCAACATCTCTTTTCCACTGGTGCGGCTTAAATGCTTGCGCCACGTCCAGCTGGTGACCTCCATCTCAATCCCTTCAATGCCCATGATGTCGTCAAGATGGAGAGTCAACTCCTTTTTGACTGGTGGCGGGAAAGGGTGTCCGCATGCCGGGCAAGTTGTCGCAGAGATAGCGCACAGCTCGTCACAGTTATCGCAAACCTTAACAGGTGCCTCACCGTTACCGGATCCAGCCTTCTTAGGTGGTTGGACGTTGGTAATTGGCCCGTGCGTACTGACCACCCCGGCAAAGTCCAGAACTAGACAATGATCGGTGTGACTCTTCGGCCTGAGACCTCGGCCGGCCATCTGAACGTAAAGAGCTGGAGACATCGTCGGCCGAAGCATGGCAATCAGGTCAATATCAGGGTAATCAAAGCCCGTCGTTAGCACATTGGCGTTGGTTAATGCCCTGATTTGCCCGGCTTTGTACTCCTTTAGACAATTTTCCCGCTCTGCTTTAGGGGTTTCCCCTGTAATGCACTTTGCAGTCACTCCGCAATCATTCAGCACATCGGCAACCGCATGAGCATGCTTCACGCCAGCACAAAAGAACAGCCACGCCTTGCGGTCTCCTGCCAGCCTAATGACTTCTTGCACAGCAGCTAGATTGTTCTCGTCCGTGTTTACTGCGGCCTGCAACTCGGACTCTATGTACTCTCCGCCCCTCTTGTGTACACCAGCGACATCTAGCTGAGACTTGGTTACTTTTGAACGTAATTGGGACAAATGCTTCTTGTGAATCAGCTCCTCAATGCTAACCGGCTCAATCAGATCATCAAACAACGCGGGCTTGTCAGTGATCAAACCATGCCCCAGGCGGTAGGGTGTGGCCGTAAGACCAACAATCCGCATGGCTGGGTTGATCATCTTTAACTCGGCCAGCAGAGTACGATAACCGCCCTCCTCTTTGTGGTTCACTAGGTGGCACTCATCAATCAGCACCAAGTCAATGTGTCCCAACAGCTTGGCCTTACTTCGTACCGACTGAATGCCGGCAAAGGTAATCGGCTCACCAAGTTGCTTTTTACCTATGCTTGCACTATAAATACCCATTGGCGCCCCAGGCCAATGGAGGCGCATTTTCTCCGCGTTTTGCTCAATCAGCTCTTTTACATGGGTGAGCATTAAAATCCGAGTCTCAGGCCAATTTTGCAAGGCATCTTTGCACAGAGCCGCGACGATGTGGCTCTTACCTGATCCAGTTGGCAGCACTAGACAAGGATTGCCTTCGTTACCAGCGGCAAACCACGCATAGAGTTGATCAATGGTGCGTTGTTGGTAGTCGCGGAGCATCATCCCGTTACCCTCGACCCAGGCCAAGCGTCCCTCAACTTTTGCAAGTCTTCATCCGCACAGGCATCAGCATTTGCCAACAGCTCTTTGCTTGAATACACCCCCGGCCCTGGCTCGCCATTGACCAATGTTTTCCCTTTGATGACGTAAACAGCCTGCCATTCGTTTGCGCTGTCTTTACGCTCCCAAGGCACCAGATCCGGGTGCAGCACGTGAGCCTCGCATCCGTGATGCTGTGCATCAGTTGGAATAATGTCATCCCACCTAGCACAATGCCACGTGCTATCACTCAAAGCCGATGAATGCGCACAGGTGCGACAGTTCACTTCCTTGGTGGTCTTGCTGCCAAAACATTGATCATGGCCTGGGCAGTATTTGCACTCGTACCATGTTGGATCAACGCTCAACGGCTCCGGCATGCGGTCAGACAAAGTGATTCGGCGGCCCCGATCCACAAACTTCTGAGCAGCTTCCTTGTCCAGGCGCACACGCTCTGTGTAGAGCCGATCATCATCTTTGCAGACCGCCACATACAGAGCACGATCCAACCCAGTGCCCCACATGTAAACCTGCATCTGAGCCCAGTGCATCGGCTTGGCGGCTTGCACACCCTTTGAATTCAACTCATTAAAAGACTTTAACGAATGAGTCTTGAACTCAGCGATGTGAGGAGTCTTAACAGCACCTGGCACGCCTTTTTCAATACGGGCATCAATCGAGCCAGACACATGGCAATCAAAATCAACCCGGCTCTGGCCTTCAGAGGGAGTCCTAACATCAAGCCCAATTGCGCGAAGATCATTGATAATTTGCTGCTCTTCATTGTGACCCCTGCGGAATAGCCTCAACATGCGGCCAGAAAACTTTTCAACGACCGCCCACCTAAATGACAGCCACAGCCAGCGGTCACACTTGTGACCCAGCATTGACGCGCCAAGGTGAGGGCGTGGTCTTTCTTGTTTTGCCTCGTGTACTTCGTCGATCAAAGTTGGTATAGAATCAAGTTCTGGAATTTGCAATTTGTCCTCCGTTTCTGCCTAAAAAGCAGTTGCAACAGCCCCTCTCATGAGGGGCTTTTTTTTGGGTGGGGGTACTTGCCTCGCTGGTGAGATTCGAACTCACGGAGACCCAAGTATTGCCCGTGGCGGCACTCAAGTCCCTCTAGCCACATCACCAATAGACCAACCTCTGGCACAGCAAAGCTTTCCCCCCGAAACTTACTTCTTAACCCAAAAAGGTGCAGCTTTTGCGTTCGTGGGCGCGGAAGGTGCGGCAGAAGGCAAGTCAGAGATTGCGCCTACAACAGCCTTAAACCCTTTGACCTCGTTGCGGTCGCCATACTCCTCATCGGCCTTTACATCCAGCTTGATGACCAGGTTGCCACCAATCAACTGGTCAGAGTCGGTAACGCGGGCGAGACCGATTGCTCGCATGATCTCGCCAAGCTGCTGGCGCCCGATCTCCTCAGCTTTTGCGCTTTCATTCTTGATGTTGAGATTGCCAAAGATCACGCGGCCTTCGTGAGTTGGCCCAGTGATTGAATACTTCACGGCAATGTACTCGCCAGTTCCCGACTTGGTTGCCTTCACTTTAGCGCCGGAAATGGTCGCAGAGTACCAGCCAGCAGGCAGGGGGCTGTAGTCTTTTGAAGGCTGGGGCAGGTCGGAAACGTCAAAAGATTGTGAGAGAAATGCCATGGTTTAGTCCTTTTTGTTTGACAAAACTTCTAAAAATTCTTGCGGAAGAAAATGAATTGGCTTTACTTCTGCGCCCAATCCTTCAGGCGGCTCCCTCAAAACAATACGACGAAGAGTTTGCTCCGAAACAAAATCGTATTGTTCAACCATCCAGCAAATCGGTTCAAACATTGCTTTTTCGTTCATTTTTAGTCTTTCCTTGTGATTGCAAAAGATGGCCGTGAGGCCGTAGTTGTGATTGCGTCAAGCAGAGGGGCCGTAATCGACTCGTGCGCAGACTTCCACACGCTCATGTTGATCTCTGGCTTCCATCTGAACAGACTGGCGAGGTGTTCGGTCAAACCGGCTTCCTCTGCTATGGCTTGCAGCTTATCAGAATTGACCTTTCGGTCAAGCCTGCCAGCTACCTTTATTTCGTAGAACCCGGCTCGCTCGGTGGTGGTGCCCTCCAGGTTCTCCGGCAAGGCCATGGCCTGAACAATCTGATCTTCAATGGTTCTGCGGCGTGTTGTTGCTTCCTTCTCTTCCAGCTTTGCAGCTTCCCACTGGGCTGCAAGGAATTGAAGGTCGGTTTTAATGAATGTCATTTGCTCTCCCTTGCTCTGATTGCTTTGGTAATGTGAGATTCAATAATTAGCTCTTCAGTCTTTTTGTCGACGGGTTCAGCCCACCGACCGCATGTATCGCACTGCCAGTTAATCCGGTCGTAAGCATCGCGCTTGATTCTTCCGCCTGCGTGAAACCAATCGCAAATCATTGAACGTAGCCAACTCATTTGCTCCCCCTTGCTCTGATTGCGGTAGCCATCTCTTTCCCGATCCCAGGCGCTACATACGCTTCACACAGCTTTGCACACTCTTCGCGTTCGGCTGCTGCAACTAGCTTGGCGAAATGCTCAAGCTCAGATTGAAACATTTCCATGACGGGTGTTAGCTTTGCCTCGTCTGCCATCCTGATGATGTCGTCTGGGGTCATGTGCTTGCCTCCACTTGATAGTCTTTGAACACAGTTCCGCGACTGGCATCGCCCACCTTGCAGGGCTTCACCCAGACGTTCTTCCCGGTCTTCAGCCTGCGCAGGTGGCCTCGACGGTCATGTAGTCGAGGGCTTGCGTGAGTGACTCCTTGAGGTTCGGCCCTGGACTGGGCAGGCTTGATCGTGACCGTGTGCCAGTCATACGATGGAAGTTT